ACACTATAAACAAATTAGAAGATGGGACACTATTGAATAACGGAAAAAGATTCTCTTATTCAACGATCAAATCTTACAAGGGAGTCTACAACACTATGAAGAAATATAAATTTAATTTTGATCTAGATGTTTTAGACTTGAATTCCGTAACAGACAGAAGACAAAGAGTAAAGGCTAAAAAATTACTACAAGGTAAAGTCAATAAATACATCACCATGCTTCTGGATGATATGAAACATCCTAACACCAGGAAATCACATTTGAAAACAATAAGAACTACACTACGCAAAGGTGAGGAGGAGTACGGATACTGGTTTCCAAAACTTAAATCTATACCAGAAGTAAACGGAGAGGTTATAGCAATGACACCAGAACAAGTTGAAATATTCCATTCTACTATGCCAGTTAACAAAGAACTGCATCATACATATTATTATACTAGGATGATGTTGTACTCATGCATGAGAGTAAGTGATCTGGTTAGGTTTGAATGTAATATAGATGGAGATGCTGTATCAATAATAACAACTAAAGGTATGGGATCTGTGAGTACGTTTTATTTACCACAAGATGTGAAAGAATATATTAGTAAAAACCCATTCACCTTTTGTATAAAAACATTTAGAGAGCAACTAAAAAAACTACTAATGCAATACGATGAATTCTGTAAAGAAAAGATTGTGTATTATTTTGATCATGAGGGTAACCCAGTAAAGGAAAGAAAAAAACTATACGATTTGTTTACTCCACATAAACTTAGGAGTAGTGGAATAACATATCATTTAAGTAAAGGACTGTCTGAGTTAGAGGTAAGAAACATAAGTGGTCATAAAAACGGATCAACTGCTTTTTATCGATATGTTCAGCACAGCGAAACCAAGTCAATAGAAAAACAAAAAGACAATGTTAATATGTTCATAAATATTTAACACTTTTTAACTTAACTTTTGTTCAAAACTCTTTTATTTTTTTAACTTCGAGCAAAACTACCACGACATGATTAATTCCATAAAAATATGGTCAGATTTGACTACGACAATAGGGAAATTATACATGACCGTAAGCGTTTCTCTCTTAGGGATTTCAAACTTTATCTGCTAGACAATTTTGAGGAATTGTGTATGCAGAGAAGAATTAAGGGATGGATATTTGACTGGGAAAGTATCTTGTTTCACACAAGAAAGTATTATATAGTAAACATTTATTTAAACAATTTAATAAAAAATAACGATGGCAAAACTGAAAAGAAAACTAAAAAAAACAAAAATTAGTGGAGGTAAAGAAATAGTCCCATGGACTGAAAGACTTTCATACTTCAACGATTACTTCCGAAGCGAAGGATTCTACACACAAACTGAAATCTTAGACATGAACGAAAGTTTAATCATGATGAGAGGATCAGTTTTAAATTCAGACGGAGTCATTATAGCAGATGGTATTGCACACAAAAGAGCAAATGAACCATTCGCATCTCAAAAATGTCAGTCTGGAGCACTCAATAGAGCATTATTTATTTTTGGCATTGCTGATGGTGGAGAGGACACTATCATGGATGAAGACGAGGCTAGGGAACTAGCAACCATAAAAGATAATAGCAAAAATGAGATCTTCGAGAATATGTTGGCACACATTTCAAAAGATTACACAGCAGTAGAGAAAAAACTACCTGCTTACAAAAACCAGTTGTCTAAAGAACAAATGGATCTTTTGAAAAAACAAATCAATGTATTAAAAGCAAAAAAAGCAGTAGCACAAGCAAGTAAATAATCTAAGGGGAGGTTGACAAACCAACAACAAAAAGAAAAGCACCCCAGAAGTGTTTTACTTTCATGTACAGACCTCCCCTTTATTTAAATCAAAACTCAATGAAAATAAAACGAATTCCAACAGCAAATCTAACTTATGAAGAATGGGTAGAATTAAGAAAAACTTTAGTTTATAAAGGAATGGTCGGAGGATCTGATGCCTCTACACTATTAGGACTAAACCCATGGACATCTAAAATCACTAGATGGAATCAATCAGTAGGAACTGCCAACATGAAAAACATAGATAATGAGGTTATGTTTCATGGAAGACTACTTGAAGACTATGTTGCTGACTTATGGCAATACTGGACTGGAGATCCAGTAGAGATGATAAACAACTACCAGTCAAAAACAAAACTTAGAAAGTCAATTAGAAGAAATTCTATATTTGTAAACCCAAAGTATCCATTCTTGTTTGCTAATATTGACAGACAAATAACCATGCATGATGAAATGAATGGTAAAGGAGTCTTAGAAATCAAAACAATATCTGGATACAATGCAGACAAATGGTCTGGAGGAATCCCACCATACTACATTGCACAAATACAATTGTATATGCTTGTGCTAGGATATCACTATGGTCAATTTGCTTTTCTAAAAGACGGTAGACATATGGATGTTTTTACTGTTGAGGCAAACCAAAACATTCAAGAAACAATATTAGTGGAAGCAGAAAAATTCTACAATAGTGTTCAAGAAGCAAGAGAAATCATTGACACAGACTTCAGAACATTAGACAACAATGAAGCCTATAGACTTGTTTCACACTTAGAGCCAAATGTAGAGGACGAATATAAAGTAGATCTTGATCAGTTTTTATCTGAAAAGCATAAAGCAATGGTTGATAGGGTTTCTGTTGATTCAAATGACGAAATGGAACGACTAACTAAAGACTACATCCAGTATAGAGATGAAGAAAAATTAGCAAAGTCAAACAAACAACTAACCCAACAACTTATAAAACAAATGATGCTTCATCGTGGAGCACAAGAGATAGACTTTGGACACAAGGGGAAAATTATCTGGGGTAAAACTTTCAATGTAAGATATAAGGACATTGATAAAACAAATTTTTAAATGAAACTAAGTGATATAAAAAAAGGGATCATAGCAAATCTGGCTGTTAGAAACCCACACACATTAGAAGTAAATTCTGTAATAGAAGGAAACTCGTATTTTGGGTTGTGCATATTTACTGGGGTATCTCTAATGTTTGGACATACAATAGATGACATAGCAGAATACCAGTCAGATGATAAAGAAAACATAGAGTTCATGGAAAAAAAATTTATACAAATCATGGATGAGTTTTATAATACTAAAGAGCCAGGTGTAACAGCCATTGGGTTTCATACAAAAACCAGTTTAATACTAAACTTTATAAAGCATAACTACGGAAAAACTATTTCACTTGCTGAAATTATAAAAGAAAACATTAAATGAATATAAAAGTAAACGGACAAGTAAGGTATATCGGAAGCGAGAACGCTGTAAAAGGTGATAAAGGAACTCACTCATTCAAGATACTTATAGTAGAAACTTTAGATAATTCATATTTAGCAATACATTGTTGGGATGAATTACAAGACAAGATAAAAGAATTTAAACTTAATCAAATCATAGAGGTAGAATGCAGATTAGAATCTCATAGAAACAAAAAAAATAGAGACCTCTGGTATCATAAACTATTATTAAAATGATAAGAAGCACAACTGTAATTTATGAAGTCTTACGCAAACACGATCTTTCACCACTATCATATATGTTATGTGATTTAATATACAAATACACAAGTGTAGATAATTATTGTGATAAAAATTTAGGTGACTTAGGTATTGAATTAAACACCTCTACCAGAACAATGAGTAGATATGTGAGTGAACTAACTGAAAAAGGACTAATTGATAATATAGGAACTAAATCTCATCCAAAATATAGGACAACTCCATTATGGTTTAGAGTGGCAGTTGCAGAGACTGATCAAGTAATATCTTTAGAGTACCAAAAAGTATGTGCTGATGTAATAGAATACATTAATAATAGGTATAAGAAAAAATACCAACCAAGAACATACGAAAAAAGGTTTAAAAGCATTCTATCAAAAAAGTTTGATGGTGAACCAATTACTGGTGAAACAATGGCAAACGTATTTGATTACTGCAAAGATCAATGGAGTGAAAAGTATCAGTCTTCTGTAACACCAGAAGTGATATTTGGAAATAAATTTATAGAGAAATACCTAATACAATATAAAGAGTGGATGACATCTAATAAGGTCACCCCCAACAGAAAAAGCGTAGCAATAATATGACAGACTATTTATCAAAACTACAATCACTTGGCATAGATGTTAAGGGAAATACTGGCACTGAACCACAAAAAACTAAGTGCCCTAAATGTTCGCATACCAGAAGAAAAAACAAAAACGAAAAATGTTTAAGAGTCTGGGTAGAAACTGGAACTTACTATTGTCATCATTGTGGTGAAAACGGATCAGTTGTAGAATACAAAAGTGATTACGAGATGCCAACTGTAAAAGCATCTCCACTATCTTCAAAAATTCAAAAGTTTTTCAAAGACAGAGGAATAAGCGATAGCACTATTGAATACTTTGGAGTAACCGAGGGAATCGAATATATGCCTCAAGTACAATGTGAAAAGCCAGTAATTCAATTTAATTATATTAGAAAAGGGAGAAGAATAAATATAAAGTTTAGGGATTCTCAAAAAAACTTTAAACTAAACAAAGGATCAGAAATGATCATGTATGGTTTAGACTTAATAAATCCTGCTTCATGGTGCGTAATAACTGAGGGAGAGTTTGATGCTATGGCTTTCTATGAGGCTGGTTTACAGACAGATAAGTTAATATTTGCTTGTTCTGTACCTAATGGAGCATCTACTGGAAATCAAAACTTGACATATTTAGACAACAGCATTGATGAGTTTGAAAATAAAGAAAAAGTTTATTTAGCACTTGACAATGATGCACCAGGAATAAAACTAAGAGATGAATTATCTAGAAGACTAGGTAAAGAAAGGATATGGTTAGTAAATTTTCCAGAGGGATGTAAAGATGCAAATGATGTTTTACTTAAACATGGAGCAGAGGAACTCGTAAAATGTTTAGACAACGCAAAGCCATTTCCATTAGAGGGAGTGAGTAAAGCATCAGATTCTAGAAACGAAATACACAACCTCTATAATTATGGGATGCCACAAGGTGACATGATCGGTTATAGAGAGTTTGATAAATTAATGTCTTGGAGACCTAGTGAGTTTACTTTAGTAACTGGAGTTCCAGGACATGGTAAATCTTCTTTTGTTGATCAAGTAATTGTTGAGTTAGCAAAGAAACATGGATGGAAATTTGGTATATTTTCAGCAGAGAAACAACCAATTAAAGTTCATGTTGCTGAACTAATAGAAAAATTTTCTGGTAAAAAGTTTGGAAGAGGTGGGGTAGACAGCCTACAACCAGAAGAATTAGATCCTGCAATTGATTTCGTGAATAATCACTTTTACTTTATTAATTTAAAAGACAACGATCTTACTGTTGAAGGTATATTGAATAAAGGAAAAGAGTTAGTTAAAAAAATGGGTATAAACTGTTTAATAATTGACAACTGGGCATTTGTTGAGCACAAGATAGAAAGAGGAATGAATGAGCACCAGTATACTGGACTACAACTATCTAAAATAAAAATATTTAAAGAGGCTTATGATTGTGGAGTAATATTAGTTGCACACCCACAAAAGTTAAAGAAAGAAAATGGGAAGGTGGAGGTCGCTTCAGGTTACAGCGTAAGTGGATCTTCACACTTCTTCAATAAAGTAGATAACGGAATTACAGTTTATAGAGACTTTGAAAGAGAATTAGTTGAGGTTCATGTATGGAAAGTGAGATGGAGGTTTACTGGTAAAACTGGTATGCAAGAATTTAAATATAACCTTGACACAACTTGCTATAATGAGTACGAAGACACTACTCATGATGGACAATATTCAAAATTCAATGGACAATAAATTACAAATATTACATAGAACCGAATGGGAAACCAATAAATGGGGAGGTAAAATAGGAAAATCAAAGCCATACGAGAAAGGTGAAGACTTAGTAAGATTAGCAGAACTAAATGAAATAGTTCCAGGAATTGAAAAGTATTACATAAGACCAAATGGAATGGGACATGACTATTATTTACTATATAAAGGCTTTCATAAAACTGTGGAATATTCTGGAATAAAAAGTATGGTAAACGCAAACAGCATTTATGTAAATAAAGATTTTAAACTATAATATG